TACTGAACATCGACCGAGTAATCGTTCTTGATGTCTTTCTCGGGCGAGTATGAAACCTCATAAGGTGTACCGTTGTCGTTGCCGCGAACAGTCTTACGGAACGACGGCCAGCATCGCTCCTCCACTTCAAAGCAGAGAGCGATAAGATCAGTGTATGCTTCAGCGAACATGGCGTGCGCGGTGCGGACCTGGGTGTCAAACCCGGTCATCAACGCCTGCACGCCACGACCAGTGACGATAGATGCGTCTAGGTTGCCGCCACGAACCTCAGGATAACGCGAGCCTTGACGTAGTTCGTTGTCCAGCACGCCCTGCTCTTGGAACGCGGCAGCAGGAACCTCAAGCGGGATGCGCCGGATCTTCTCCGGTGTCGTAGAACGTAGTACAGCGTCAGAACCGAGTGACAGTTCCTGCACATCCTGCGGCAAAGCGATAGGTGCCTGCACACTCTTCTGTGCCGCTTCCATCGCCAGTAGAGCGAAACGTGCCTTCGCTACCTGCACCGCAATAACGTCATCGAACTGACCACGCGGATCCTCATCAAGGCCAGGACGACGCACCTCAACCGCGAGGCACTTGCCCACCGGGTTCGCGGTACGCAGCAGTTCGATCCCGCCCTCACCAGGCAGGAATAGGATATCCGCATCCTTGTCGTGATACCTCACGACCTCAATCTTCGTGGACATGCCAGGGACCTGCTGCAAGATCACGTTCTGCAGTTGCGGGAACTTCGCAATCAAGTCATCAATGTGGTAGTTGATCGTCTGGAACAGCGCCTTCACCCGGTCACGCTTATCGCGCACCGTGTAGCAGCCCATCGAATCCAGCCACTTGATGCGCGGCATCTTCTCGTCCCAGTCAATCTCCACAATACCGGGAACGAAACCGTAAGTCACAAACCGATCAGCGGCAGTATAAGCCTGCTTCTGCAACTGCGAATACTGCACATAGTAGGTGGCGATACGGGTACGCATCTCTGCACGCTTCCGCGCAGAATCCGACACCATAGACGAGCTAGAGCAGTTGAATGAAGGCAGAGGCGCGATCACCTCAGACAGGTCACGCGCAGCCACATCCACCATGTTCGCCACAATCGGGCGAGTGAACGGGCCATCCTCAGGGAACAGTTCAGGGAACACCATTCCCATTTGACCGCCACGAACCTGCTTAATGTCACGCATCCGCTGGTCACGGTCATTGTTCTGCACACGCAGCCTGTTGTAGAGGCTGGCAACCTCAGCCGTTGTCGGCACCCATCCTCCTACAGGGTCACGAACATGCGGTCACGTTCCGCATCATTCAAGTTAACCGTCGCTCGCGTGGACTTATCGAAACGGGTAGCGAACGGGTTATTCACGTGGGAACGAGCAAAATTGCTCATCGCCATCACGCGATCACGGCAAGCAAGTTCAGCGAACCACAAAGCCATCACAATATCTGTCTTCTGCGTTTTAGGTGCGGCAGGATGCCAGATCAGCAACTGCTCCACCAGCGACTTCGCCGCCTCACTGATAGCAGTAGAAGGCAGTTCAATTAGTTGACGTTTATCTTCCCAACCAGCCCACAGCGTCGTCATCGACGCCACACCGAAATCAACATCATGCTTATTGGAGCCAGTGAAATGCTCCCGCAACACGGCACCAGCACCAGCCAGATACTCGCGCACCTCGCGGTCCTGCGTCAGCATCGACTGGAAAGCGTTCTTCTCCACACGCCACTCAGTGATACCGTACTTAGTCGTCCACTCCCTGATCAGATCCCTGATCTGGTCCGGTGTCATCGCGGGCTTGTTCCAAATGTCCAGCACGAACCGTTTCTGTGTCGCCGGATCCAAACCAATCACCACGGCTGCTGTGTGCCCCGCCATTGCCGGGTCCAAGCCAGCTACACATATCAGACCATCCATCCCGTCAGGGCGACAGTTCACCATGCCCCTCGGCATCAAGCCCGTCATGCGGTTACCGTTGATGGAGGCACGCATCGCTTCAGCGGAAAAAATACCCACATCGGCAACCTGCTGCTGCTGGTACACTAGCGCCCATGCTCTTGGACTAACTCGTGCCCTCTTCTTCGCTAGACGCGGCCCATCCCACTTCGGGAACAACCCGTCCTCGTCAGGTTCCGCATCGCGGCCCTTCACGCCCGGTTCCGGCTGGTTCGACCTCGGCCACAACGTCACCCACTTAGCCGGATCCTCATCAGCATCCAGCAGGGCAGGCATCGCCAGGTACGTCCACGGGGACACCTCGTCTGGATACCTATTAGCTTCACGGATCTCCGAATACAGATCCTTGCTTGCCAGCCTGGTCCCCACCACCAGCAAGGCACCCGTAGAAGAAATACGGGAAATCACCTCGGACTGCAACCAGTCAATCTGCTTCTCAAACTCGTGCGCGTTCGTCAAATCCACGCAGTCATCCATGATGATCAAATCGGCACGGGCACCATAAATGTGACCACGAATACCAAGAGCTTGGACGGTCGGGTCCTTTTCGCCCGAATCACGCGCATCGTCCGAAATGTAGATCATGTTCTGATTCCACGCCTCAGCCTTAGAATCAAAACCACCCACCGGGGCGTAGTTCGCGATCATCTCCGCATACTTCGGATGCGTCAAGCGCGTCTTGATGGCGTACAGCATCTTCTTCGCCATATCCTGCGTCTTCGACACCACAATCACGCGAATATTCGGATCCATACAAATCCGGTACGTCACATAATTGATCGTCACCGACGTAGTCTTCGCATGCTCGGGGGGCATGTTCACGATCAGCAGGTCCCGCTCACCCGGCTCATACGTCATCCCCGGATGACGCCAGCTAGGGTCATTCCCCTCAATCAGATCCACCACATTCTGCATGTGCGGGAACACCTTGGCATCCAAATACCTCTCAGAGAACTCTGAGAAAGGGATCTGCTCGCCCTTCACATGCTGCGCCCCCACACGCATCTGCCTGATCCGGTCAGCATCCAAAGCGAACTGGCGATCCTTACGCCGCCACTCCTCATACGTCGTCCGCGTCCGGCCAGCCATCTCCAGCGCGTCATTAATCGTACGGCCCTCAGCATAAAACTCAAGAAACCGCTTCTTCGCCTCAGCCGGAAGATCATTCCGCTTCCTGCCAGCACCGCTTGCAGCCACGGAACACCCCTACCCTAAATCCAGGGACCACCCACAGGGGGGCCACAAGCTATCCACAGCCTGTGGACAACGGCACCTATAGTACAACGGCGAGGGTCCTCTCCCAGAGGACACACTACACCCGCCTATACCTACATTTAAACCTACACCTGACAAAAAAACCTACTGACAGAAAACCTATAACGCGGCCCCCTGAAGGGGCCGCTTATAAAACCCTCTATATATATATCCTTGTCCAGACACCTCCAGGTGGACACCTAAAACCAAAGAATTTACCTAAATGTGACCGACCTCACACAAAAAAACGGACAAACAGGTATATAACAGGCCAGCTACAGGGGGCACACAAGATTACAATACTATGCAAAATTAGATACGGATAGTATATATATATGTAGTACACAATGTTTAACACCCTGGGGTCATTCGTACATATGTACGGTTAGGATAGGCTAACCTAACCTGCCCATAGGTCGCCTAATCTTCGGGCATATCCCCCCATAGGGGGAGGGTAGGGGAGGGTAGGCGACCCTAACCCTATACTATAGGACAGGGTAAGGGTATAGGTAAGGGTAGGCTAACCTGCATTAGGCCAGGGTAGGCCAGCACCTAACGCCGTTAGGCGAGAGACTATCCGCTAGGCCTAGCCTTATGTGTGTATGCGCATGGCCTGGCTTGTGTCTGGCTTGATCTAAGTGTTACCGTACCGTGACCTAATCTGTCTATGCTTGTTCCTTGGCTTGCGGTAGTGTGTGGGGCACGGAGTAGATAGGAGGTGCATGATGTGGCAGGACATGGTGAAGGATTTTCGTGATCTTTGCCTAGGGGAGTATGACTGCAATTGCTCGGACTGCGGTAATGGTGTGACTGTCGCTTAGGTTGTGAGAAGGGCCCCGGCTTTAGCCGGGGTTTTTCTTTTTGCCCGTATGTTACTGGCGGGTAACTTAGGGTTGCCTAACCTGGAGCTTTGTTACCATATTGTTATCTAATGTGGCTTGACAGGTTAGGTACATGATGGGATAATGCCTGCCTGTCCTGGCCGTTATCTGATCGTTACCTAGTGGGCTTGACAGGTGGTCGCTAACCTGCTTAGATAGGGGTAGACAAGTGAACAGGGGAACAGGGGTAGGGGATAGTCACCTATCTAACGGGTCGCCCGGGGTACATGCTCTCACCTGTTCCTAATCACTTGACAAGGCTAGGCAAGTGTGCTAGGGTAGTATCTAGTAAGGCAAGGCAAGCAGGTCAGACTAGACGAGAGGAGACAAGGCTATGTCTCGCGCATCGAGCGCGAGCGTGTACGGTTCTTCATGGATCGATTTGGGGCGTGTCCCTGCGCGGCGTAGCCGTCGTGCTTATGGGTTGCGTACTGCGTCGCATCCTGACGGGTGGGCTCCTAGTGGTGCCCGTGCCCGTCGCCGTACTCCTCGCGAGACGATCGACCCGACCACGGGTGTCCTGTCACCTGTCGCCGCTGACGATGAGGATGCTCCTGTCCGGCGCTACGTCAGGGAGACCCCTGCAGTGGACAGGATCGACTATGCCGCTGAGAGGCGCTTGGTCGAGCCCATCAAGATGGGAGAGTGGTGACATGGATGGGGTGTGCCGATTGTGCGACGCTGACGCGAAGGCACAGGCTCACGGGTACTGTCATGGGTGCTTGGACTACCTGACGGAGCCTTGGGACTTTGCCCGGTATCGGGTGACGTTGCGCCACGATGGTGGCGTGATGGTGCTGGATACCGTGGCGCGGGATGCTGACACGGCTAGGATGATCGTGTGTAATGCTGAGAGTGCACCGCCTAGTGCGGTAGTGTGGACTGAGAAACTTCCAGACTAGACGAGAGGATAGGCGCATGGCTAGGATCACTAACGCTGACATCATCGCCGCATTGGAGCGACTGTCACGGGCACTAGATAGTGCCGGTGTGGGGCTTGGGGCAGGGCGAGACCTTGACCTAAGGCAACCGTATGGTCAAGTGTGGTACGTGGTGTCTTATGATTTTGATGCGCGGTGGCGCTTCGATCACGACGTGCCGGGGTTCCGGGGTTCGTCGGGAGGGTTCGCGTCTAAGCGTGAGGCGCATGACGCTATCGCGCAGACCGCTAGGACGTTGTTCGATCTGGCTGACATGAGGGAGCGTGTGTGATGAGTGACTTCGCGCTAGGGCTGACTATCTTCCTGGCTATCATCCTGTCGCCTGTGGCGGTGGCTATGGTCATCACCGGGGTGCAGATGCTTTGGGAGAAAGCGTGGCAGCGTGGCTACGATACGGCGTGGGAGCGTGCGGTGCACGCGCAAGATAATGGTATCAGGTTGATATAGCTTAGGTTCACCTAACTACTAGACTAGATGAGAGGACATGACATGCAGGGTATGTGGTCGGATGACGGTACTAGGTTTGCTAGTAAGAGGGCTTTGTCTGAGGCTGTGAAGGCTGGACAGATTGTGTTTCTTGAGGCTACGTCAGTGTTTGGGAATGAGTATGATGGTGCGTTAGATCATGCACCAGATGGGACGTACTACGTGGTGGGTCCTGACCCGTACAAGTCACGTAAGTGGTATGCTCAGGTGATCAAGCAGGGTGGCACGGTCAAGGTAAAGTAGACGAGAGGATGAACGATGACGCGAGATGAGATGATCAAGAAGTTTACTGACATGATAGATCGTGCCTATGAGAATGGGTGGGATGAGGGATACCGTAGAGGTTTAGAGGATCAGGATAACTGAACGTAGACGACACGAGAGGATAGGTGACACCATGAAGGTAGATAAGGACACGCTAGTCAGGATCACGGATGCTATTGCTCCGTTGGATACGCCGGAGTTGCGTCAGGACTACCGTGAGGGCCGCTTCCCTCGCGCTGATCAGGTGGATGACCTGGATGTGCGTTACCGTTGGGATCTATTCTGGAAGGCAGGAGGGTGGCGTCTGCTACCTAGTGGACACGGGCTTGACTCTAGCCACATTGACACGGCCTTGCGCCGTGTTGTTGCTGGCTTGGATAACTAGACGAGACAGGAGACGAGACATGACGACATACACTGACACGACGGTAGGCATTGACGACTATTATCCTGCGTTGCCTGCGAAGGTGCTGGATGGTAGGCGCTGGAACGGTTGGGCTGTGCCTTTCTTCACGCTTGACACGGTTCGTGTGCTGGCTGAACTTGTGGAGCGTGACAGGATGGATGACGATGACCCGTATCTGGTGATCGATGGTGTCGATGGTGACGAGGTGCGTCTAGTGCAACCTCGCGCACAAGGTGACTACCTGAACTATGGTGAGTGGCATGCCGGTCAGGTTGTTGAGCCTACGATGATTGATGGTGTCGCTCACTACAGTGTGGGTGGCATGGACTGGTGCTGGCATGAGGTAGACGAGACTGAGGAGGACTGACATGGCT